TGACCTGAGTCTACATAAGTCACGTATCATGATATTTCTTTCATCCATGAAAGCCAATGATTGAGAAGCTATTATCCAATTGATACCTCTTCTACTGTTCTGTTGTTCAATTGTGGGTTCGAATTGTGTCTTAAGCTTCCATATTTTGAAAGGTTTGACAGATTTACGAAAGATGTTAGTTCCAAAGAATAACGATAAAACTTGATCGAAGCCATCTTTTCTTTCCCTTTCAGCGCAAAGTCCTGCGCTGTAAATAGGATTGAAACATAATAATGATTTAACTCTTTCCGGTGTACACCAATATTTTGCTTCATCAACAATTATAAAATCAATAGTCTTGCGAAAACTTGATGGAAGTTTTCTAGCTCTAATATCTGTACAAATGAAAGCAGATCCTTTAGTATTTTCATCAACGTCACAATCATCGATAAATTTGAGTTGACCAGGAATGACATTTTCTGCTTCAGTCAAAAACTGTGTCGCTAAGAATCTTCTATGTACGAGAAACATAACTCGAACACCTAAACTAGCAGCAATATGAAGAGCCAAAAAACTTTTCCCAAATCCACAGTGTAATTGTAAGAAAACTGATCCGGATCTTTTGAGATGTAACATTGCTTCATTGTATACTTCGAGTTGTCCTGGCCTAAAAATAGGCTTAATTATATCGAATTTTACTTGTTTACTATCTTTCATACCTTTTAATTGAAACTTATTACGAGCATATATGAGAGGTATAGTGATTTCTTCTGGAGTATCATCAAATATTGCTAACTGAGCCACGCGCGGTTTATGACCTTTTGATTTCAATCCTTTTGCAGTTAATGTTAAATCGGAATATATCTGTTGTAATATCTCAGGTTTAAGAGAAGATACTTTGAGCGATACTGCCATGATTATTTGATATAACTGCTTTGTTTAAAATCAAAATTCAAAAAAGTAGTTGAAAGAAGCGAGAAGCAATCCTCGACATGACGCTCCAAAAGATATTGTAGGTCAGAATCATTAATGACTCGCCATAGAAAGGACCCAAATGTCTCGAATGCCTTATATACTTTATATTCATCCTGAAGCATGCAGTAAAAGTATGAAGCCAAGACATGTCTATCGTCTGTCTCTCCGATGAGCATATCAAGGAATGAATCATATGTTCCTCCGGCAGTAGAGCATAGATCCTCAACTGCAAAGTTGTATGCAGCTTGCTTAACAATTTTTAGGTGTTTCTTCAAGTCAGTCATTCAAAACGATCAAAACTAATGGTCTGTTTGACATAAAATTCATAAAATTTTATATCTCAATTTTTAACTATAAGTTAGCCTTGATTGAATCTTTATTGCATGGCTTCTATTTTCAGTTCATATATGAGATTGTCATTGATAGCATTATTGAGTGCATACTTGAGTGTCTCATCTGATGGAAACAAACCTAATGCTACAGATCGTTCGATTAGAATGTTGAGTGTAATGTCTTCAATTGTTGCATTGTCTTGATATCTGTTCAATTCGGAAAACATAGAAGTACGAAGATTGTTTGATGCTCCTTTTTGTTCTTCTGGAATCAATGCTATAGTCTTTTGAATGTCTTCTTCAACTTGATTTCTTGCGTTTAGCTTTCTCATTGCAATGGCTGGAAAACATAATCGCATATATATGCGCATAGCACAATGTGATAACGTCAAATCATGTCTTGTTATAGATTGATCGAAGCTTTGTTTTCTGAATCTCCAATCAGGTGTAGTCGATCCCATTATACCAGATTTTATATCCCTACATACATCACCTAATGAGATATATTTTGATCCGAATCTGTCTAATATATGAAATCTTGGATTGACGTAATAACGAATCTCTATGAATGGTTGTTGTTTTCTTTGTTTGTTTTCAGAGTATACGAAATCTACAGTGGATCTGTTTTCACAATCCTTTGCAAAAACGAGTATCTGATGTGACTTCAAGGTGTCATTATCACACTTCTCCAATATAGAATGTGCTAACGCAGTACTTTTCATATTCGCAAGTTCCATGAGAACTTCATTGCATTTACTTCTTATGGTATTAGCAATTTCAGACATCTGTATTGTAATGTCAGGAACTACTTCATTTGATATCAATATCAATTCTATGAATGGTACATGCATATGTTTTCCAGCGAAGTGAGAATTCAGCGCATCTACACCAGCATGACATATGGTTAATCCAGATTTCAGATATATAGGTGTAATTCTACGAACTTCTTTTTCAACGACGTTCATGAGGATCTTTTTGAGTGATATCATGGCTCCAACTATTTCGGGATTATTGCTTATCATGCATGTTTGTGTGATACTCTGCTGTTGAGGTTGAAATACTGGTTGTGGTACAGGATCACTACGCTTAGGTTTGCGTATCATTTTATTACATGTCTCGAATCATTTTAGTGATCATTTGCAAGAGAATGTCAATAGCAACAATTTTTGAATCAAAAGCAATATGTTCTTGATAGTCCTTCACCATAACCGCGATTCGCTTGTTCATAGATTCCAATTGTCCAGACGTACCACTCGAAGAAGCATGCATGATATCTCTATATTTTGAGTTTTCTTTCAAAATCGAAACACCCAAGACTTGGAATTTCTTATCATCCTCTTCAGCTTTTGCTATCTTTTTCATCATGATATCTAACTGAGACTTAATAGAAGTCAAAGCAGATCTCTCATATTCATTGAATACCTTCCACAACATATAACTAGAATTCGCAATATCACATGATGACACATAATACGTCACATGTGTTTCAGATTGTTCAAGTACAACTTGTTCTTTCACAGGCAAAGCTACATTGATAATATATGCTATTCCATTCTTCTTCTTGTATGTATGCAAAGGTTTAATATTAGGAAAGAAGTCAGGACCCTTCTCACCTTCAAAGATATGACTCAAGACAAATGAAGATTGATCACTTACACGTGTCTTCTTCATCACAGCATCAGAAGGTATATAAACTGTAATAGGACCTTTACCAGCAAACATTCCCATGTTATCACTACTAATGACTGCATCTCTAAAGAGAGTGATGTTAGCACCTTCTTCAATGAAGAAATCTAGTCTATTCCGGTCTTCATCATTTGTCAATGTATTGAAATCAATGTAAGGCATTGGAAGATAGAACTTTTGACCTTTGTTAAGACTCAAAAAGGCCTTATCTTGAGATTGATAAGTGAAATTACCAGTCTCATGACTAAATGTGTCAATTCCAAGATGCGAAATGAAGCATATTTGAGTTGGAAACATTTCTTTTGAAAAGTGATGTCTGAGTTCTTCAGGTATAATGGTGTTCTTGACACTCTTAACAATGATCACACCTTCACATGGTACTCTAGGAGTGAAAATCAATGCTTCATGATTTTGAGGAGTAGCAATCAAAATATGAGTACATAAGACTCTATCTTCACTCTCAATCCCGAAAGATTTTATGATACGATACTTTAATGATCTAAGCTTCTCTATGATATCAGAATATATTAGAGAAGTCTCATACTTCTTCAAATCTTCACGTTCAATATCTTCTAGACGTTCTTCTTGAATTGTGATACTCATTGTTTATTATCTTGTTCATTGTTTTAGGTGCAATATTTGCACTTAAAAAAGATAGAATAGTGTGCTTCCAAGCATTCCTATAATGTCTTGAACATCACGTATAGTTTTAAATTCAACATCATTGACGATAACTTGCAGTTGACCATCATTATATAATATGGCTTTAATTATCCCTGTGGCAGATCTAATTAGATTCTTTACATTCTGTTGAGTTCTAACTTGTCTGTTAAAATCGAGTTCCATCTCTACTTCTTGAGTATCGAGCACTCTTCCATCAGGTTCAGTAATTATTATCTTAGCATCATCCAAGATGTTTCTGATACCATAGTTAGCATGATAAGGTGTTTCTTCAGTCAATGATATGAAGCCGCTATCAGTAATATGAAATCCGACTGAAGCTGCTTGATTGTTTTGATTGATAAAGACGATTTGGTAAGAATCTGGAACGAAGATGTTTTTGACATCATAACCAACATAATAATATCCAATATGATGTGATCCGCGAATACCATTATAGCTACGCACTGGCAAAGTGACTATAGTTACTGCGTCACCTGTCAAGATAATCAATGATAATGATACATCTGTAATCTCATCATACGAGACACGACTGAATTTAATCTCAGTGGGAACTAAACCAGCTTGAGCCAATGATTGACCTTCATTGTTCGCGATGAGAAACCAACTATTGACACCTATAGATTCTTCTTCCATTTGTGACGGAGCATGAACATAAACATTCCTATCACTTCCTATGATTGCCATATATCCATTGTTGACAGCAACCTTCATAACTTCAGCTACATCACCAGGAATTTCAGCTCTTACCGGAAGAAGAGCTTCGTCAAGATTCTCAAAATTACGAGACAAAAGTTTAGATGCATTTGCTAAGGAAGTATGTTCATCAAGTTGAGCACATGTCATTAAGATTCCTCCACTTATAACGAAAGCAAACAAATTGTTGTTTTGATAAGCATCCTCTCCAATAGATGCTGATATAACGCTCCCGAAGTCACTGAAATCGAGATCAATAAAAGGACGAGTTTGATTAAGATCTATCCTATTTATGCGTTTGCCACTCATCAAGATTTCATATGCTTCTCTTTCATTGCCATTGAGGTTATCAGTTTCATAACGCGGGAATTCTCGTTCTATTCTTCTCAAGAAGAGATCTCTTTGATGAGCCATACAGATATCATTCATTCGAGATGATACGGCACATAGAGACAAAAGATCTCTTCCACTAAGATTGCGTTCTTCGATGAGTCTCAATAATTGAGCATCAGGCATAGGAGAAGTGAGATCAGGTAATAGTCCTAAGAGTCTATTTTCATGATTACGCTTTTCGAGATATCGTTCCATCTCGGGAATCCAATATGTTATTGCACGTTGAACATCTCCAAAGACTGGTAATAATGCTGAATTTGAAGAAATTTGTCTTCTTGAAGGTCTTCCTGCTCTTTCCATTACTGCGAGTTCTTCATCAGTTTTAACATTAGAAGATGCGAAATCATACCATAAATCATCGGAAGTCACGACGCGTACAAAGTTCCTAATATGTGTCAATATCAGCCTTTCATCGATATTCTCCATTTACAACCTTATCAAATTTTGATTTACAAAATCTAAATTTAAAAATCAAAATCAAATAGGAGGAAAAGGAGGAAAGGGATTAAAAAAGATGGATCAGCGTTTGATTGAAGTTTATGGCCAAGTTCAAAAGATCTTGAAGACTTATGAGTTGTGTCATGGCCAGAATTATATCCAGAAACTAGCAGAGGATGGACCATTTAGCAGTTCACTTGGCTTCACTCTTAGGGCAACTTTACATACTAACCCAGATAGAAATTTTGTTAATCATCGACCTATAACATCGGAAGACGAATTTATTGTTGGTTACACGTTTCCTAGCTATAACGGACAAGTCAAATTATATGTTAATAACTTACGTATTTCCGATATTAATGTTATCGCTGGAAAACTTTATGCTCCAGTTTTTGGCTTATTTTGGTATCCTATTCGCGATCTGAATATGACAACATTACATTTTTATAATTTTACTGATGGACCATTTCAGATTGAAACTGAACCATTTTATATTTTATCACTGAACGACGAAAAGTTTGACAATCATCCGACTGAAATTATCAATCTAGTCAATCGAGATAAGTCTTTAATGATGAGATTTTGGTATCCTCGCACTGATAATTTAACAATCTATAGCATGAAGGGATTTTCATATCCGGATCATCTGAAGGAATATTTGAAGGATAATCCTAACCCTAAACTCTTGAATTATCCTTACAACAATATGGCTAAGACGATTCAAAGGGCTTGTCGTAAGTATTTACAAAAATTAGAAAGCAAAAGTGTCGATTCATATCATCTGAGGATTGTTTTACGGCCATCAGATGAAGAAAAATAAGTCATTCATCTAATTATTCATACAAAATAATTGTTACACAAAGGGCATGCTTCATTTCATTGAAGTGGTCGCAGAAGCGCGCTTCGATGCATATTTGAGAACCGATCCAGAGCTGGCACGCAATGAAGCAGCTCGTTTGTTACAACGAACGGATCTTCCCTACGGACCAAGTCCTTATAGCGAAGACAACTAAAACTAAAAATATAGAGCAATCATTTGCTCAATATTGACATATAATTTTTGTAATTTTTAATTTCAAAGATACAACAAAATGGACGTCAAAGAAATGCCAGAACTATTGGATGACACAGCTCCATTGCCGCACGGACTTTGGGAGAGACTCGCCAAGACTGCTCAAGAAGAATGTTGGGACACACCAACTGAACCCTTTGGCATCTTGTCAAACCTCATCAGACAGCATTACCGACGACTGAGAAGTCAAGGTAAGCTCTACCACAACCGCGATGGACAAGTGTTCATGAACACTTCGTTGAGAACCCGAGAGACCAAGGTTGACATCATTCTCGCCTTTCTGCCAGACACAACACCTGGTTCCGGACGTGATCGTAAGCCGTACGGTCCTCCTCAAGTCAAGCTTCTCGGTGACAAGGAACTCCAAGGTGCAACAGTTCCAATGGCCACTTGGTTTGACGACCCGACACTCCGTTATTGGGATGATTCGTTGCCCTTCAACTACAACATCGACCACATTATTCAGGACAGAGGTGGGCGTCTTCCTGAGGGACTTTTGAAGATGGGCATAGGAGTTGCTAAGGGTGCTCTTCATGGTGCTATCAATGACTGTGTGGAGAGACTCAAGAGAGATGACACATTGGCTGTGCCCTTCATCTTTGCTCCCAAAGGCATCTTTCGACCTGTCTTGCAATGGATGTTGCCTCTGTACTTTGGTCTGAAAGAAGAAGCTAGTGCTGCTTTGGTTGTGGAGAGATTGCAACATGGCTACCGAGCTTCCACCATTCTGACCCCGCCCATGGCGTACAAGAACGCCCGTGTCATTCGATCTTCAGTGTCTTGGCTTCTGGCTTCGGTGCTTATTGCACCAGAGTCAGAAGTCGAACATTCTGTGCAACAGTCACAGAACATCGTTCGAATCAAACCACCAAGAACCAACCAAGTTTGCGCATTCTTTCAAAAAGAGGAAGGTTGCACAAAAGGAGACCTTTGCCGATTCTTGCACGAGAAAAAGCAAGTGACAGAAGAACCACAAAAGCACATGAACTCCACGCGAGCTCAGTGTCCCCAGTATTCGAAGAGTGGCCGTTGCACCTTTGGAGACAAGTGTTGGTATTCACACAACACATGATCACGACGTTGATCACCTATTAGTATGGATTTACCTATTTATTGTATGCTATAATTAGCATCCAATCCAACCGAACAAAATATTCTTTTGATAAATGGATATCATATCATTCGAAGACAGGAAATCAACCTTTATTAGAGTTGCTGCATCAAAAGATCTTTGGTATGATATCGATGCTAACATTGTCTTAAATGATGTAACATTACGAGATATCTTAATAAGAGCAGAAATTGACAAATTACGTATTTCGTCTAGACCTGATATTTTCCCTATTACTGGGGATGTCAGCAAAGCTACTGATATTTGGATTCCGCTCTTTTCTAGACCACAACCATTAGAAACTATAAAAATATTGATAACATGTGGTTCAGCTGATAATTGGGATGATCGTGATATTACTTACGGAATAACAAATATCTTAATCACGCAACAATTGATATCAGGTCAATCAGTTGAATTCACAATGATAAATCCCAGTGAATATATTCGTGATATAAGTCGGGCTGACGAACCTCACCTCGTTAACGGAAGAAAGTATCCATGGATAGAAAGGAGTAACTATGTATTAGGAGAATTAGGAAACAAAAATACTCCTGACGTGTTAAGAGATAAAGGTCCATTTCATGCAATACTTTTTGAATTCTGTCCTATTTTTATAGGACGGGGCGCAGTCACAGAGAATTTTACGAAACAACAATTTAAAAATTTAACAACGGAGGGAGGACTATTCGTCTTATATCCATCACCTCGTCTGACAAATTCAAATGATATACTTGGTCACTTACCAAAAATAATTGTTGATATGAGTGTTCTTGTGAGCGAACATAGATTAATGGCTTATAGCCATGGTATAAATACAAGTAAACGCTTTTCTATATATAGAAAATCTCAAACAAATGATTTATGAATAAGATGGTCTTTGTTTTCAAATACAAATACAATGGATCTTTCAGATAGCAACAGAGAATGTTATAGACTTAGATATGGATCAGATGTTCCTAATCTTGAATATCCCGCTCCAATGAGTATCGACTTCACTTTTCCTAATGTACAAGAACTTGACCTTTCACAATTGATGTATCTGAAGTCAATATGTGAAAAATGTCTTCAAGACATTGAAGCTGTTGTGAAGGCTTCAGATATTAGCAAAGCTAAGGAAAACATTAAGGACATCGATTATCTTTTATATTGGTTCGAAGCATGGACTAATACTATTGACGACAATGCATCAATATTGATTGATGATCTACGCAAATGGTTTGTTAAATATGCAGATCCTAAGATCTTTGAATATACAGAAGGATCATATATTGCTAAGAGATCAACACATATGACAGTATCATATACATTATGGTTGAAAATTCAAGATCTTTATTGCCATTCTTATGAAGGTGATGGAACATGGAGTTATCAACGTATATGGTCGACTGAGACAAAATCATATATACATCCTACTGAATCTTCAGGACTTTTATCTGAAATACTGAATCCTATGTCAAAAGAAGATATGTTCAAGAGATTTGAACTCATTGACAAAGACATTGCGAATCCAGAATTCATGGAGGAATTCATAAAGTTCGTGCATTGCAAAGTATTGGATTCAGATCACGAATGGGATGAAGGTCCGTATGTTCATTTGAATGAACATTGTGGTGAATTCGATTATTAAATGGTTTATGATAAACCATTTAATGTTGCTTAAGGCAGTGTTACCTTCAAAAGGAAACGGTTTTTGAGATGTTCGTATCCCTCACTGACAATACCAGCATTCATTACAATATCTGTATCTCTTTCGCGATCTTCATAATCTATTTCTCCGAGAATACTGTTCAATGCAGTAGCTTTGCCTGTAGGAGTATCAGGGAATGATTCGCCAAAAATAGGACCAGCTTTCCCTTCTCCTTGTTCTTCTTCTTCTTCTCCAATCTCAGTTAATCCTGTTTGTATATTGCCGGTAACATAAACTTGAGTACCAGTTGGCTGTATACCATCCACAGTAAAGTGAACAGTACCATAAACGAAATCTATACCGAACTGCGGGTCAGTAAAATTCCAATACTCACCGTTATCATCCTCAAGCCGATCTATTTGAAAATAATACGTTATTACGACGTCTCGTCTCCCACTCATTTTATTGATTCATAATTTTTAAACAATTTAATTTCAAAGTTTATTGGAAACACCATAATGGATTGTGAAAATTGCTCTGCTTGCAACTCTTCTTTACAAGGAAAAAATAGCAACGTCTTCTGTGCTACCTGCAAAGCTAAATTCTGCTCATCTAAATGCAAACAAGTTGTCAAGAAAAAGCATGGAGGTGGTCGTTGTACTCTTGTCTCAACACATCGTAACTTAGGCCGGGCAGACAATGCACCATTGTCTGCCCTCGAGTTTCAGACTGAAGACGGAAGTGAAGCTCTTATGCTTATTGATCCCGATGTTGAAGAATTGATTTGTGGAGGTGTAGGAGAGAAAATGGCTCTTCGACCACTCAAAAATGGAGGTTATGGTCCCGTCTGTCCTGCTTGGCGTGTCTTTCAACTCATGAATGATGTCGCTCAACATCATCGCGAGTTCCTTTACACATTCCTTCCAGAAGAGAATCGTCTGAAGCGAGATGAAAAAGGAAAAGAGATCCCAGATCCAGATCGCAGAGGCAATCTCTTTGTGTTCACATTCACGGACTTCGAAGACTTTGCGTGTATGTATCTCGATCTCGGAGGAAAGATTGCCGCTGCTAAGAATGCAAGCGGGCGACGCTTTGAAGAACAAATGACGAAACACGAGATTATCACTGGAAAACGCCGTTATCCGACTTTAGAGTGCTTTACTGCAATCACTCTCAAACTCGCAAAACGATTCGCGTTCAATATTGCTATGCTTGGATACGTGGATATGCTCATGGGCATGGGCTGTGATGTCATGCTAGTCTGTGTTGAAACTGAGACTGTTAGCGAAATTCCTACCGGAGAACTATGCTACGATTTGTGTAGAATTTATCCATGGGCTCCTGGACCATTCGGACTGTTTCATCTTCTGCGAAATACTGACAAGACTGTCATCGACATTGCATGCATGGACAAAAAGAATCCATCTGCACGCAAAGGTGAAGCATTGGTTGGTGATATTGACAAGATCGCACCAGATGCATATGAGAATCATCGCATCTGGCTTCAAGATTGTCTTAACCTCGAAGAAGGTCTCCGCCCTCCTCACATTGCTGCAATTTGGGATGTCATTGAGGGTCAAACTAAACAATATGAAGTGAAGATACTCTAAAACAAAATGAGCCCATTGGGCTCATTTTGATACTCAGAAGAAAAATTTCTGTCTGTAATGATACACAGGTGGTGCATTCTTAACGTCAGATAACTTGAGCATTGGTCCACGCATTCCAACCTTAGCACTCTTAGGATACATACGATAATCAATGGATGCCTTCATTCCTCGAATCCATGGATCTGCATAATAAGGAGTTGGAAAATCTGCTATCGGAATGCATCCATTGTCTTTCAAAGGATACCACATCCTATCCTTGTAGTTCAAGTGAAAATTGAACTCAGTCTCACCGAGCTCACATTCATCGGGAACATCAATGAATCGTCCGTGCATATCATGACTGTGAGTGTAAATTCCTCCAACTCCTTCGAAGAACTTGACAGCAGGAATGGCTACTCCATAAGGATTTACTCTCACATCCAAAACAACATCTCCGAGATTGCGATGAAGTTGAATGACTTCAAGCTTCTCGCCTGGCTTCATAGCCTCGATGTCAGCAATGGTCAGCTCTTTTGATTCCATATACTCGAGCCACTCATTGATTTTGAGAGCTCCATTAATCTTAGGCTTATCACCATGATTGGGTAATCTAGCGTAATATCTGAGTTCATCAATGATATATTGAAATTGATCAGGTGTTATGAACTTCTCCGTTTTAGCTTCATTACGCCATTTTGATACTATTTCCTCGTTGAATACTTTTTCGTACCATTGTTCTTTAGACTTAATTTCTTCCAAGATATGAAGCATTTTGAGCTCAATAAGTGTGTAAGGGAGAATTCCATCTCCTTCTTGAGCGTAAAATGGGTCAGGCATGTTTTCAGGAAGATCATCATTACGACGTTTTTGAGTTGGCGTGTCGTGTTTCTGAAGAAAAATGTTCATCTTTGTTTTTCTTTGAATGAAAACTTAAAAATTTGAAATGTCATTATTACCATTAATTCAATTATTAGCGCCCAACCACATTTTATACGAAAATTACTCATCTAAAAATTGATTTATAATTTTTTATGAATTTTATTTCAAAGACGTACTTAGGTACACTTTGCGATTCATCAACATGGGAGTTTACTACACGTGCGATATTTGCGGAAAGAGCGAGAAGGGATGCTTTCCTTGCGACTGTCACCTACAATTGGCTCGCGCCAAGTTGCAGAACTTGGTTGGGAAGGTCATCTTGTCAGTTCAAATCGTGCAAGTCGAAATGGGCAACGCCATGGTCTTCAAGGTGCAAGATGTTGGGCAGGGTAAGATATACCACGTTTACGTGGAGACTGGAGGGTGGCCAGATGAGAACAACTACAATCGCGCCGAGGTGGTGGAGAACACTGTGGACGAGTTCAACGATTTCATGCGAGAGGTCGAGATCCCCGATTCTTTCACTCATGACAACGAGGAGAGAGACAACAAAGATCCCTTTATTGAGGCTTTGCGCCAGGGAAGCGGAAATCCCCGAGTGTTTGACCAACTCATCGTGCGTACTCATCGACAGATTGAAGATCATGACCAACTCACCGCTGATGCTCAACAGCATGCACCTGAAGTGAAGATCTGCGGTGCTAGCATTGGGGTCATCGGGTATGTGTGTATGAAGAGAACAGATGGTGGACGATGCTCTCTCCATCAATCAGCACAGACACCAGAGAAATGCAGTAACAATATCGGATCGCGCTGCACTTTCATTGAGTTGGATGGAAATCGATGCCCTCGATACTCTGAGACTGAAGAGTCATTCGCCAAATGCGACATTCACAAACCAAAAATGCCTGCGGTTGCTCCCAAGACGAAGCCCAACATTCTGGATCGTCTTGAAGAGATCAAGGAGGGCTTCAACAATTCTCCGCCACCTCAGTGCACAGCTGTGACCAAGCGCGATGAGCGCTGCATTCGCAAGGCTTCTGAAGGAATGAGCACGTGCAAGATGCATGCTCCTTTACGCGAGGAAGACAAGAGGCCAGTCACATCACTTGAGACTTTGGTGGAAGGCAAGCAAGGCATCTTCAGGAGCGAGATTCAGGGCATTCAAGCTTCTCAGTGCACAGCCAAGACTGCCAAGGGTGAAAACTGCACTCGCAAAGTTGTTCCAGGTGAAAATGATACGTGCAAGATGCATACTGCCACTCCTGTCAGGATGTGCTTTATGGGTATTGGTCCGGGTTCATTGTGTCCCAAGGAGGCACTTCCAAATCAAGACTATTGTGAAGCACATGTGCAAGAGATCTGGAAAGAGAGGCTGGACCGAAATTGGCCGCAAGAACATGCAAATGCTGATAGCCTTGAGAAGCACGCTGAGAGACTTCGCGTGGAGAAGATGCTCGAGGAAGACTTTGAAAAAGCTGCGAAGAGAGACGGATTCTGGGATGAGTTTTGCGATGAGATTGCAGATCATTCCATATTTATCGACGTTGGAGTATCAGAAGCTTTGGAGAGCTGGCGCTGGTGCGAACTTGGTGGAGACCCTCAGATGCAGTTCAGACTGAATGACGAATATGCCAAGGGGTTGCATGAGTTTGAAATTAACTTCTTGCGCACACATGCACACTTAATTCCAGCGCGTCTCATCGGAGCCGAACTTTGCTCTGAAGCAGCCAGTGAGATCGTGTACAAAGATGATAACACATGCTTCAAAGACTTCTTGACTTCTGTGGGAGTCAACACCAACATCAACTAAAAACAAAACACAAAAAGAGCCCAAACGGGCCACTTTTTGATATATTGGAATTGATTATGGAACATTTGAAGTTATGTTCTATGTTCAAATCGGAGAAAAATAAATGAATAACAGTTTTTTATGATTTTAATTTCAAACCCATATACATCAGTGATCATGGCTTTTTGCGCAACTGCGTGCTGTTTTAATCTTGGTTCTGGTATTTTGTGTCCAGAAGATGCACTCTTGAATCGAGCTTACTGCGTCTCTCATGATTGGAAAGTGAGATCCAAACAGTATCAATCGGATATTCAAGGACCTGCAGGTGCCTACATGTATTTTGCTGCTAAGCGTCGATCTCCTCTCAAACAAGAACATCCAGAGATGAAATTCGACGAACTGACTATGCAAATGGTCAGGGAGTGGAAGATAATGAGTGCAAAAGAACGTGTTCCGTGGACGCAATTAGCAGAGCAAGACAAAGAGCGCTTTGAAGCAGAATGTGACATTATGTCAATCTATGTTTCTAATGGTCATCCTGGTAGCGATCTTTATGAGAGACCTAGAGCGGTCTGGGGTATGATGGATCAGAAAGATAAAGAGCTAATCAAAGATATGGAGAAGTTCGAGCACAAGTTCACTTTGACCAATGGATGCATACTTGAGTTCGACATTAAATGTCTTAACGGAAGCCAGACTTCACCGGAACCATTTCATTGTGATACGAATTTTAATCGTCGACCAAGTTGGCAAATTGGACCTGGAAGCAAAACTCCGAATGGTCTAACTTTCGGAGAACTTGTTGCCGAAGGAGATCTAATTTGGCAGTGTTGCAAAAAAGAAACAAGTCCCATTAGTTTCTCTAAGATCATGACTCTCAGAGAGGAACCACGTTTGGATTCCGGTTCCTATTACTATGTTCATTTGAAGTCCATTCTCGACTACGAATCGTCTAACATTAGTCTAGGCTATTCACATAATACTTTAAATATCGCAATGCATTTTTGTGATGCAGTAGATACTATTTGGGGATGGTGCTTCAAGATAACCATTCCTGATGCAGTCCTAGCGAGAATCTTTCCTGATATACTCAAGAAAATTCAAGCAGCTAAGAGACATTATTAAATTAAACGTAAAAGGAGCTCAATTGGGCTCATTTTGAATAAGTTTGATGCGAAAGATTCTGTTTTTCTTAAATGCAAGGATCACAGTTGGCCTTATTTGTGATAATCGTAATCGCTATTATTGTAATATGTTGCGTTGCTTCTCGTTTTCAGAATGAATTGAATAATGTTAAGAAAAGAGAAGAGAAAGAAGAGAAAAAGAAATGTCCTTGTCCACCACCATGTGATTGCCCACCTGGAGCTCAAGGTCCTCCAGGTGCTGAGGGTCCAGAGGGTCCTCAAGGTATTCAAGGTCCTCAAGGTACTCCTGGCACTCCAGGTACTCCTGGAGCACCCGGGACTCCTGGTGCTACTGGACCTCAAGGTCCTCCAGGAGCACAAGGACCCCAAGGTATTCAAGGTCCTACTGGACAGAATGCAGCTATTTCCTCTATTTTCGTTTATAGTACCATTGGACAACCTCTTATCGGACCAGCAGGCTCGTTCCAACAAGTTTCACTTGAACAACCAATTATTGGTCCTGGTACTGATTGGACAGCTTTGAACGATTATGAGTTTCAAGGAGTGAATTCAGGATGGTATCTCATGACATACAAGCTTGATCTCCGAACTAATGATCCAGATGGAGACAATCATACTCGAGCAGCTGCAGCACTCATGCTTGATGATGAACAGGTTATTGGTTCGGGTAGTAGTGCTCAAGCGCCCGACACAATTCATATGTATAGTATCTCGAACACAGTTCTTGTTTATTATACTGCAGGGCAAATATTATCTATGCAGTGGAATGCTTCGTATTACAGTAGTTCAAATGCTCAACAAACTCATTTTGGAGGACTGAGTATCGGACCTAATGAATCCGATTTTATTAGTGCTGATTTTGATCCAGTTGCAGGAGGTAGCACATATGAAGAAGCAACTGCAGCTCTAGTAATCACAAGAATTGTCAATCCTTGAAAAAACTTATAAAAATTGAAATCATAAATTATTATAATTTATGATTGAAATCAAGAGAGATTTAGATGAAGCCTGTCGTAACCAAGAAGAACCTGTTGCAAAAGCTTGCAATCTATGATAGTTTAGAAGAGATCATTGATCTCGTTAAGACTAACCAAGTGGTACATGTCAAGGTACCTACCGGATCTGGTAAGAGTATTGGTATTCCGGCTAAACTCATTCGAGATGGAGCCATAGTTTGTTGTACTCAACCGACTATTCCTGCTGCTCAATCTTTGTGTGACTTTCAAAAGCTTGTGTCGCCCAAGTACAACATTGGGTATGCTGCTGAAGGTGAGAAGAAATATGATAAGAAGAGTCACATGTTCTATGCAACAGCTGGTCATGTGCGTAAGGTTATGCTTAGTCACTTCGAGAAGGGTGTAGCACGAGACATGAAGTTCTGTGATATTCTTCTAGTCGATGAAATTCACATTGGAAGCAAGGATAACACTATTATTATTGCTCTATGGATGGAAGCAAGAAGGCAAGGCAAGTTCGTTCCCAACCTTATTGCATCCACAGCAACAGATCATGGTTTGGAAGAACTCAAGATGAAAATTGGCGGAGTTGTTTTCGAAAACGACTTTAGACATTTCAAGGTTGGACTTCGTTATCATAACAAGTCTTACAATGAGCCAGATGACGATATGATGTTCAAGGATGCGGCTAGGATTTCTGTGGATCTTCTTCTCGAAAAGAAGGGTCATGGCATTGTCTTCTGCTCTGGCTCAGCTGAAGTAGAAGAGATAGTAGATAACATCAAGCAAGTTTTGAAAGATATGTCTATTTCTGAAATTGATGGTCGTGAAATTCGAGTCTTACCATGTTTCTCCCAGTGCAAAAGGGAAGAGATTGCTGAGGCTATTCGTGATGAAGATGATGTTGATCTCAGTCCCGGACGTAAGAGAATTATCAAGATAGTAGTAGCTACCAATATTGCTGAAAGTTCTCTTACTATTCCCGGTGTTATATGGATTTTTGACATGATGACAGAGAAGCGTGCCGATATGATTGCAAATAGATTTCATCTCGTAACTACTTGGATCTCCAAGAATTCTGCAGATCAACGCAAGGGTCGCACAGGACGTACTTTGCATGGAGGTATCTGTTACCGCATGTGCTTAGAAGCTGATTATGAGAAGTTTGAGTCTTTCAGACCTCTCGAAATTAAGCGTACTCCTGTTGCAGACGTTGTTATTGAGCTCATGTCTTGTGGCTTGGATCCAGTTGGAATCATTTCTGAGATTGAACCACACAAATTGGAGGCTGCAAAGCGAATTCTATCAGAAATTGGTTGTATTATTTTACCTCAGATATCTGTTGATCCTTATGAGGATGAATACGGATTTGATTTAAAAGGGAACAAAGTTGTTAGCGAAATAGTAAATGTCCCAATTGTCACCAAAGTTGGACGCTTTGTTTCTGGTATTCCAATGGATGTTCGACATTCTGCTGCATTCTATTATTATCTTTACGGAATAGAAGGTAGTTCCAAACCAATATTTGATGAAAATATCTTTTGGGGTGTTGCAACATTAGTAATTGCAGATCTTTATGGACCATCACCTACGTGGATGCCCAGAAAAAAGAAAGACGAAGATCCTAAGATGTATAAGGCTAGAATTCGAGAGTATATTGATGATAATTTTCAAGAGTTTGAGGGTGATAATCCACTTGAAACACTCTTATATATTTTTAAGGCCTGTATGGATCATTCCCCGGAACATAATATATTCTCTGGAGCTCATGTCATGAAAACTTGGGCACAAGATCATAGTATGAATAACAAAAAATTGCGTGAGATAATTATGCAGATGCGACGCATGATGAAAATCATTTCAGGAATGAAAAATGTAGAGGATAAACCATTTCTTTGTGAATACGAAGAAGTTAGTCGACACAGAGTTATCGAGTGTATGCCTTCAATAAATCGCTCTTTACATCGTGTGTATCGTGAAAATCTCGTCAAAACTATGTTTGCAAAATATGTATCTGCAGATGGAAGACTCGTCTTCCTGGATGATACTAAAACGATTTTTAATATATTAAGCGATAGTGTTCGATATGCAACAGCATTTATCCCATTGTCTGAAGTAGAATTCACAAACAAAAAAACAGGCAAAAGAACAATTATCATAAGTCTCTGGATTCCAATAACATAATATCATAAAAACGGGACAGCAGTGTCCCATTTTTAATTGAAACTTGGTAAATTTTGTCATGCCATACATACTCAAAATCAACATTTTAACAAGAAGACGGAAATGAAGACCATCATCATCAGTCTTTGGATTTCATATTAAGAGTAAAATGTTCCGCTCATTTGAACGGAATATTTTTCTATTTTTGTAAATGTCTCGTAGAGAAGGTGAACATCATCACGGAGAACGTCGTGAAAGAAGACTCGAACACGACGGAAGATATGACGAAAGATATGGAGTGAGAGGAGAATGGAGCTCCGGACATGTTTTCGGAATAGTTTGCACAATCATCGCAATCATTATTGTTCTCATCGTTTTCATCTGGATTATTCAAGGTGCAGGAAGTGGGAGCAGTTCAATCATAGGAATTATTCTCACTCTGATTATGCTTGTCGTATTCATTGTTATCTTGATATGGATAATCAGAGCAGCACGTCGTAGAGCTTACTATTATTAATTGCTAACAATATTTCAAAAAAGCATTCCAAAAAAATTCTTCTAATGTAAAGAAATGTCCATGCTATCGGATCCCCAACCCTCTCCTCTCCAGAAGGAGAAGCGCAATGCATATGTGAATACCAATGGTGGTACTGCTACCGGATCTCTCACAGCATCTCAAGTTTTGGCCAAGCTAGTCTACGTGACTCCCTCAGCAGCATCAAACTTCACACTTCCTACCGCAGCAGCTCTTGTGGCCATGGACTCTCTGGCTCAAGTCGGAGATGGATTCACACTCTATCTGAGCAACCGTTCTGGAACCTACGCAGCCACAGTTGTCGCTGGAACCGGCGCAACCTTGGCTGGTCTTCCAGCAGTTGTTGCATCTGCTACTGGATCCCAATGGTACATCAACTACACCAACGTGACTTCTGGTACGCAGGCGTACACCGCGACTCGCATTCTGTAAATAACACACAAAATTTGTATCATTTGATACAAATTTAATTAATATACCTCCGTACACATCCTTTCCATTGCCGAATGTTATGTCTAATCCTTTGAACGTTCCACCTCGGAATGCTCCTCCATTTTGACGATGAAAGTAGAAACATTCATTAGTGAGTTGATCCTTATCGCCATGAACATATGTGTCATTATGAACTCCTGTGTCTGGAGTTCTGTAATAGAACTCAATTTCTGTGATGATAAGAGAATGCTCGACAACCTTCAATGTCGCGTGATTCAGAATGATATTTGCAAAAGCATCAAAGTAAGGACGAGGATCCTTATCTTCTCCAATTGCAAACATTGTTTCAAAAGGAACAAATCGATTCTAAAGATGTCATTTATTCGGTTTCGAATAAATGAATTATTTGAGTGTTTGCACTGTAAATGATAGTCTTATGGAAGTAGATTATGAGCTGCTACTTTCTCACTTCAAAGAAAACGGATTTAGATTCATGTATAATCATACCAAAGATGGATCCATTCCTACTTCTCATTATATTTTATGGCATAGCGAACTCGGAATCCTATGTTCGCTAAATACGTATTATAGTTGCAATAAGTGGGAACATAATAGCTGCCAACTCGAATTCGAGTTAGAATCAAATGATATCGACAAAACACTCACTATGCTATGTGAACTAAGGACATCACATGGTATGTATGCTGATAATCCTCCTCGGTTAAATGTAAAATTCTCATGGGATCTGAGATTGAAACAACCTGACTCTTGTGACAATATTCTTGAATTGATGAAATATATCACTAATGTTGGTAATTGCAAATTCAAACCTATCTGGGAAGGTGATAATATGTTGACTACAGGACTTGGAACAGCTGGCTATGCACATTTTAGAGTATCTCCTTCTGCAATGGTTAGGCAAATCATTGATATCGTTCCAAAAGACTTTCAAAGATTCTTGTATCAAGCTTATATTGGTACATTGACTACACTCATGGGAAGGTATAGACCCTTCGAACTTTCATATCGTATCAAAGAAATGCAACTCGGACCAGGACAGATCTACGTCATAATTCAACGACCATATAGCAAATTCTCATTGGATCCGGCATCCAATGGTGATAGAACATTAGATCTTGGTGTCAAAGAAGATTGTGATGAATTCATAGATATGCTCAAATGTTGAAGTTATCACAATCGTGTGTAGGATAACCATCTTTTATATGTGAAATATGTTTTAGCCCGATCGTATGATTGGAATGATTTTATTCACAATAATATGTGATACTGTATGAACCATTTCTTTGACTGCATCTGATCCATCATAGCATTCGATATGAGTAATATCGTCAACTCTTGATATTCGAAGACTATTTCATATCTTCCATCATAATATACTTTGAGAATGACATATAGATCGTCAATATCATTTGAGAAGACATCAAACATTGCTACATAATAATGTGAACACTTACATTGTGAATCGCAATTTAGGCATTGCTTCTGTATCTTTGAGAAGGATATCAAGAATAGAGGATCTTGTTGTAGACACAAGAATTCCTGTTCCGAGAAAACTCTTCGAAACATACATATGTCCAGCTTGATTTACTGCCATATACAATTCGTCTGTATCAACAATAACTTTTAGCATCTTCATTTCAAAATGAAATGAAGATATTATCAGATTTCAATATCAGATGTTTCTCTTTCACAAAATTTGCAATTACGTTTTGTTGTGAATACACAGCATTGTTTGCATATGAGAATATCTCCGTCAGGCATGACTGCTGTAGAAGGATATTGCTCATCAATCTTTGATGCTTCTTCGATTAGATCTTCAGCATCTATCTTCTTGAAATCTATATCTGTTAATATGTTAATTTGTCCTTCGACATCGAACATATGAATAGTGAATAATATCTCATTGTCATCATCGAACATCCAATTATCTAAACATTCTACAGCATCACAAGCTGAAGTTCTTATCCAGTGTTCTGGTCTTTCGTTCTGAACATATGTCAATACGAAATACCTTTCCATTTTATATATGAGATCAATAGTATATTTACAAATCATATCTTATGTAAGATATGATTTATTCAAATTCCTCGTTAGGACCACCATTCCCTTCATCTGGTTCGTCTGGCTGTAACTTTCCTAACTTTGAGCATAAGTGATTATTTTGAACACATCGAGCTCTGTTTGGACTTTGTTGATATACTTGCATCATAGATACCATAATCATCAACACTGGTGTTTGAGGATGTTCCCGAACTGCATTAGCAACCTTGGAGAGAAACTCATCTGGTATCATGTCTGGAAAAGAAGCATGCAATAGTGAGTCAAGCTTATTTGCGAATTGGCTTTCTAGATATAGCAGTCGATCAATCTTCATAGTATCTTGATTCTTTTCGAAGATATCAGGATGTTCAAACTTCTCACCTTTATATCGCGCCACTTCTCGAATGACATACAAATGCGGCAACCTTGACCCAGGCTTAACAACCATATTATGTGAATGAAGGTGCTTCTGATAGAGCGCCAATGGATAATTCTGGTTAGAATAATGACTTCCAAGCTTGACAATAGTCACTAGCTCTTCTACAGTAACGGTACCTCTAATGAGTCGTTCAATTTCATTAGCCACGTCGAAAAGGATGACATCTAGTTCTGTAAGCTTAGTTATTTCAACTGCTGTATGAGCATAGAGTTTGCGACACATCAAGCAAGTATCACGACGAGCACTAACTGCACCCTTAGACTTAAACAATTTCTCATTAATGCCAAGAGTATTCTTATCATCAACACTTATGAAACAATACATCTTTCGAGCTAATCCAAGCATGACTCTGAATGCTCCATCCAATTCAACCTTAATAGGATCTTCAAAGCATTCCTTATTAAGACGCGCAACGAGTTCTTTTCCAATCTGTTTGAAATTTAACTTTTCTTCATCGGTAAGTGGCTTAATTCTTTGGACCATGTTACTATCAGTGTCTCCGTATACAATTCGCCAGCCTTCTTTCTGAAACCATGCAGCCATCTTTTGCACTAACATACGACCATATGCAGTTACCGCAGCACCAGCTTCAGAGCATCCAAGTTCGCCACCCTTCATGGAAATACCTCCGTATTGAGAGTTTGCACTTGTCTTCTTAGTCAATTGTTCAACATTATGACGCATGGCACCTCGAACATCTCCAGCTTTTTGACAGATAGACATCAACTTCTTCGACTCTTCACGAGAATTAGTTAGCTTTTCCAAAAGTCGAGGAAGGATACCCTTACGAACAGTCTCCTTGACAAATCGTGTCTCCCATTCTCCATGATCATCCTTCCACTTCATGATATAACAATCTTTGTCAAGTGCGCGTTTGAATTTGTCGAATGTATCAGGACTAATATTGAATTTACGCATGATAGAAGGATATAGACCCGCGAAGTCAAACAAGAGAATCCATTCATGAAGTCCGGGATGTTGTCCAAATACATGGCCACCAGCAATTTGTCTGAAAACGCGATTTGCAGGAGCATACATATAATATCCTTCCTTATAACATTCGCGAAACAATTGACCTCTAGTGCGAAGACTCTGACCTTGACTAAAAAGATCAAAGATAGCAACACCCATGACATTAGACATACCAGAATAGCTTATCCAGAAGTTAAAATGTTGAAATAGACCCCAAGTACACCATACATCTCTCATACAATATTCTCCAGTCTTTCTCATCATATCAGGATCTTGTGTTTTGTAGGATTCAAAGATAAGCTCTGGAGACCAATCATGTTTTCCAATACCCAAATGATCCTTACATAGAGCGTCCAAACCATATGAATCTTCCTTATAGTCACGTTGCACCATTTTCATTGTATCGAAATAGATTCTTCCAGGACCATCAGGTATCCATATGTCTTGATCATGATACGCACTTGAGCTCCACTCAATATGTTTGAAGTTTTGATTCCAGTCTTTGATTCGTGACATGTTATTGAATGGTTCTGCTTGTCTTCCTTTTCGAACTTTGTGATATTTGAAATCGAACTCATTCGAGTTATGTCCAATGACTCCTGTTGGATTCAATCGCTCAATGAGATTTTCGAAGGTATTGAGAAGATGCATTTCATCCTTGAAAACCATGATCTCTACATCATTGTCTTCAACTGTATGAACTTCATACCTAACCTTACTTTCACCATCAATGCGAACAAGCTTGGAACCTTTAATTCTTCCAAATGCTTCTTTGTCGAGCTTAGTCAAGACAAGGAGATACTCATGTACATCATAATTCTTGAGTTCACTACTCCATACAAAATGCAAAAGCCCAGTCATAAACAATACATCAGATGATAGATGTTCATCAGGGAATGCCATCTTAATTTTAGCATACATTTCATGATCAAAGACAAGAAAGCTTGGATGTATCTCTCCCAATTTATTGCACATCTCATCAGAACATTGTTTCACATTATTCCATGAAACGTGATATTCTCTTTGACATTTCGTATGATGTTGTGTGACAGGTGTACCTTTGAACTCGATCCAATCTGTAGCTCGGATATTGATTTCAGCATGATATTTTGTGAGTTGATCAATTTTCGTAGCTGCTGCAAATGTTTGAATAGGACCATACGAATGAGTTATAATAGGCCATTGCAGAAGGTTTTGACAATGTCTAGCTGCTTCGAGATGTGCGAAGTGTACCTCAATAACTATTTGTTCTTGTTCTGAATAATAGAAGTTGGGATATCTTGCAGTGACTTGATGTCTCTTAGGCCTATGATCCTTGTCTCCTTCACCATAGAGCTTACGTCTCAAAGCAGCCATGACATCATTGCTAATAGTCCCAGCATTGCCAATTGGCATCTCTTCAGGTAAGACAATCTCAATCCAAGGTTCATAATCATGAATATATAATGCTACGACTTCTTCTTCTGGAGTTTGAGCAAAGGCAATAATAGTAAACTTCTTGCCTTCATCAGTAATCCTATCCATATATTCCCAGTAGAATGGTCGCGCCACGAATGTATCTGTTTCCATCTTTTCGATCGAAAGATGAACAAAAGTTCTAATTCATTTGTCTGATGCATCGCCTATATATTATGTCTTAAAATGAAAACATGTTTATGAAAATAATCATAACAAAATCATAGCTTTATTCATGAAAGCTGCAGATAGAGCTCTTCAACAACTCTTGTCTGAACTCGAAAAAGAAGACATTGTGAAACGTGCCAAAGATGCAAAAAAAAGAAACAAGAAGCAGAAGCAAAAAACAAAGACAAAGGCAAAACAGAAAGAGAAGACTCGGAAACCTAGAACTCGTCCTCTTCCCGGTTCGAAATCATCTCGAAGGGCAGCTATCTTTATTCTCCCTAACGACTTATGGATGGTATTACTTAATTTGATCACAGAGAAAGATAGGATATGTCTCGCACTGACTTCTCGTTCTGTCTATCAAAAAGTTTGGAATCTCTATCTTCATGAAGCTACACATCTTTGTCATGCTGAGATTCAACGAGAATGGAATGCTATGGCTGAGGTTTGTTTTGCCTCTTTGAGAAAAAATGGGACTCATCAAGAACGGGGAATTGTCTTTTGTTCTGTCTTTCCATGGAGAAGACATTACCTCAAAGTTTGGTATCAGCATAATACAATGGATGTAGATGTATTGACATGGTATATAGATGACAAAATGCATGCATACACATATCTTTGAGATAATTGATATACTGATTTTAGTTATAGTCTGTAGCTAAAATTATTCAACAATGGATGCTCCAAAAGAAATCGAAGACAAGATGAGCGAAACAGAATCGAAAGCTCTTGATGCTTTAGCGAAACTCATAGTTCAATGTACTGTGATGGGAGTTAAAACAGAACATATACTATTGTTCGTAGATGTTTCGAAGGCTTACATTTCTAAACCTCCTATTTCCAATCGGATGCGTTATATGAGTTCACGGAATGAATCTGCTGTAGAATGGTTTATTACATTTCTTCAACGTGTTATGGGTCAGTATAGCATTGATGATAATCTACATCCAGATATCTTTGTGAAATGGCTAACAAAGAACATTCAATATCTTTCTTCAAGTGGCAATGTATGTCTATTCTTAGAACCAGAAGTATCAATGGAAGCCGTCTTTTCGTTTTGGCAGCTTATGGCACATCCTCGTTTTGCAGATGAGATAGATTACCTTCGTGTCTTCAAAGGTGAATCTATTAGAGCAATCAATCTAGATAAGTTCGTTGATCTTGTTAGATCAGTTCGCCTTAAGCTCACAGATAGAGCTGGTGATTGTAAAGAATTGTTTCCAATGAAGCTCGCATTGATGCCAAATCCTCTTTGGAGAAAGATTATCTACATTCAAGAACCAGATGAATGGTTTGATTTCGATTTAACTCATATTTACGTTCATACGAAACTCTATCCTCTTTCTATACATCTGGAAACACCTGATGTTGATTATTTATCATTAGAGGTTTGGTGCGGAACTATAAACAATGATGACAGAAGAAGAATTCTTGATGAATTGAATGATAAGGGAATAGATTATGCTAAGCATGGATTTCATCCTGTATTATGATTCATTGTCTAATAGACAATGAATATTTCCACATGACATTCACAAATGTCTAAGAAATGTGTTATATATACCCCTTATCGTCTTCGAAACGATGTTGGAATATTAGAAGAAGCAGATGAAATCATAATAAAAGGATCCGAATCATTTGGAGATCTAATAGAAAACGATGATATGAAGCTAATCTTTAATCTTATTAAACTCTTTGGTGCTCGAGAGATTTGTTTTAGGAATTGCTCATTCCTAAGTATATTCGTCTTAGATGCGCCAGTAACATTGCGATATGTTAAATTCTATGAGTGTCTCCAGGTTGATTGTGTATTGTATTCGTTCACAAATCAACGCGCGCGAGTATCTAATATTACGTTTACTGCAATGACAGGAATGACACCTGTATATACATACATGATGACAGCTCTTCGGGGCAATCCTCAAATCAGAGAAATGAATTGTCTTAGATGTGATTTCGATCAAAATATAGATAATGAAGTATTTCAGAAATGTATATCATATGTTCGAAGAAACAAACGTGGATATGAAAAATGTTTGCAAGTATGTACAATCATACTTGCATTAAAGAAAAAACTGAAGAAGCTTCAAGAACATGACAGCGCAATGATTGTACATTTATGTAAGATCATATGGAATAGTAGATATAATATTGCATGGTATAGAGATCAATTGTGATGCCAAGTCACAGTGAATCCATTTCCTGTTGATGTCAAATTGGATGTTGTTGCTTTGACAAGACCTGAACTATTCACCATGTTAAGCTGCAGATAAGGAGTTCTTGAAATGGGACCTGTTGAACCTGATACAGTAGCAGTGCAATTAGACCATACAACAGGAGGTGTGAATGATGACAATGGAACAACTGTACTTCCGAGAGATGGTGCTTCAACAATCCACTCTGCACACATGTTTGAAACACCTCTTGCTGTTGTATAGCTCGTAGGAATTGTGAATTGAACACGTCTTGTGTTATTCACAATCTTCATGATATATGTACTAATTCCATTCCTATAACTGCTCAACATGATGCTTAATGTAATGTTATCTCCGACATTAGCAGGAAATCCTCCAATTTCATAAGCACCTGCAGGATACAATTCGAACCACGTATATATAACAGTATGACCATTCTCATAAGCGAGATCAATACCCATTTGTTGTACTGTTGGATCTGAATTGAAGACTCCATCAATTCCAATCCAAATAGAAACATTATCATTCGTTGGTTCATTAATGCTGGTCAATGATGGTACAACAAATGTTCCATTGACTACTGTAGCAGTATTGATTCCGGGATTAGTGAGTGAATTAGCTACAACATATCCTGCCCAATTGGTACTAGTTGCGCTTGTTGAACGGAGAGATGGGTCTGGTTTTGTGATACTTGTCGAACGTCTTTGATATTGACCTATGTCACATTTAACTTCAGGAAAGGAGTTGGAAGATGATCTAGCAAGACTGACCACTAATACTATAATAATTATGACAATTATGATCAAAAGTAAAATCTTTGTAGTTGAATTCATTTATCATGACTCAAAATGAGTCTAATAATTTTTGCATTCTCATTTACAAAATGCTTAAAGTTGAATCTTCTTCATCTCAACCATTTGAAGTTGAGATTATTACTTGTCCTGCAATTGCTAATGTCATTGCCGAAGAAATCAAGCTATCATATGCTGGACCTGTAGGATTTGATACAGAATCAAGTGCAATCAATCAAGGGCGTAATCGTCAGGTGTGTTTGATTCAGATCTATGTTCCTTGGAGACATAAGAAACCTGTGTGTTATCTCTTTCATGTTGCACAATGGAATCTTGAAAATCCTCGAGACAAAGAAGAGTTCCCTATCGGTCTTCGTCAACTTTTAACAAGTAAAGAAATCGTAAAAGCTGTGGCTGCTCCAGAAAATGATGTACGTCAGATTTTCTTCGATTTCGGTATTTCCATGGCTGGATATTTTGACATTCAGACTTTAGCTACAAGTCTTGGAATCAAGAAGGTTGGCTTGAATAATTTAGCTGAAATATTTATCAAGAACTGGGATGGGAAAGAACAGATCTCACATGAAGAGTGGCACGAAATATTGAGTGATGATCAGATTCGATATGCTGCAAATGATGCATATGCATCAGGTGAGATTTTTAGATGTATTATGCCTACTTTGTTCAGCATCCCAGAACCACATATGACAATTGTGAATGAGACTGTTCAAAAAGTTCTTTCAAAACTTCAAAATCAAGTACATACACGTCAAGATCTATATCGTCTTTGCAATGGATGTATTCCACAAGAAGTGACAATTCCTGGATGTAGGAGAGAAATTTGTCGAAGGTCAGTTCAATGTCTAATCTAAAAATATTTTGCGTCTCAAAAGGACACAAAATGTCAAAATATCCTTCCGCTTCAACCTTGAAGACTAAGCTTGAAACAGAGTGTTCTGGAGACAACACATCTGAGTTTTGTCAAGCTGTAGCAAACAAGTTCGGTGATCAACCATTTGCGTGTGATCACAGGGTTCCCCAGACTGAAACGTTTAAAATAGGAAAGGCAATGAAAATGGACGCAGAAACATGTTCCAAAGCTGCGGCACTTATTTGTTCCTTAGGTAATTGTGGCAAAAAGTAATAAGAATTGACATTCCAATTCTCTTACTTTAAAAAGCAAATACAGCATACTGTGCCATGTTTGATCCTTGGCAAGGAGATACAGTTAGTCGTAGTGATGTATTGAATTGGCATACTATCAAAGGAACTACTACATTATTTGCTATCCTCAGACTACAGAAAGAAATATATGCAGTTCTTTTGAAACCTGATACAGGTGAACGATATGATCAATTGGTTGCAGATAGATTCAAATTCATGTGCAACATTGAACCTATGTATGTTATCAAGCTAGATGTATGTTTAAAGGTCATAAGAGATCAAGAACTTCCAAATGAAGAAGGACGAGCATATCCATATCTCATGATACATTGTGATTTCGATCCAGATGAACATGATATAGCACATTACAAACCTTCACCCACAATAGACAAATGTAAACTCACAGAAGAACAATTGTTTGAAGTGTATAAAATCCTTCTATTTCGATATATGATAGGAGTGAGAGGAACAAAGGAAGAACATATCGTTCTTAGAAGAGGAAAGGTTGTCTCAATATCGGAGATGTCTATAGGTATATCTGAATTGCCACGAGCATTAGTTTCTAAATGTCTGACAAATAATGATATGCTCAAAAGAGCTGCACATGAAGTAACAAAGGATTTTGATTTTGATTGCTTAAGAGGTATCATTTATGGAACAATGAAACCTGAGCGAGGAAAGGTAAGAGCTCGAAAACTTCCTATGACCTTAGAACGTGAAGCATTGATGAATATTATAGAAGATAGGTGTGAAACATTAAAGCAATGTCCAATTGATGAATTGAGGAATGCTCTATCTCGCAATTGATATCTTTCATAAATAAAACTGTTTGTGAAATGGATATGTACATAATTCTTGACAAAAGAGATGTTATAGACTCATATGGACATGAGTTTACATTGGAATTGAACGTTACCAAAGAGATTCATGAAGGATCGAACGTTATTAAAGCTACTGTTCCTTTAACACATCATTGCATATTAGTAAAGAAGACAATGCGTGGAGGTATCTTTTATAAAACGTACAGAGATGTCAATTATGCTATTTCGAACTTCATACGAATATATCATGTTAACTTTTTGTACAATGTCATGATGAAGTATTATGAGCCAATAAAGGATGAACCTAATATACATCTTGAAGGATACGGTCTCTATCAAAGCATATCACATGTTGAAGATATTGTCAGAGAGAGAAGAGGTAACTATTCAGATCCACACAAAGCCTTCAATGACATATTCTTGAAATACATATATGATCTCAATGCATTCAAAGAGTTTCTTAAAGAGAATAAGCTTCCTATAGATATAACACAAACAGGTTTGACTAATTATTTGACAAGGAACTGCTTCTTCTTTGATAGCTCTACATTGACAAAGAATCATGACACATATTACTTTTTCAATGCATAACATGCATTGAAGTTGTTCAAAGAAATCTGAGTGTCCTATATATATTCTTTCCATCATAGCCTACCAAATTTCTGAGTAAACTTGAAATGGCTTTAGATGCTCCTTTTTGATTGCTAACATGTAATAGAATCAATGTTTCACCATTGAGAACGAATTTCATATGTTTCACAGGTTCTAAGAGTTCTATGTTTATCTTTGTTTTAACGTTTTGAAAGAGACCGGCTCCTGGAACAACCTCTGCAATATCTTCATCATCTAAGAGATGCATGGATAAAACTCTTTCAAGTAGATTCTTAATGATTTCTCCTTCGAACTGTCTTTCTAAAAGATTACTCGGGAAAGGACCTTGCTTAGAGATATATTCATCCATCATAATACGAACTGAAGGGAGCCTAAGTTTTTGTAATATCAAAGACAATTCTTTGGGAACTGGAATATATAGAAGTCTAAACAACGGCATGTGAAAGATCTTACATATATGTACGATTTTATGAAGAGGATGTCTTACAAACCATGTCTTATCTTGAATAAGAAGACGATTCAAGCTCTTACATGTCATAGTCAATGCTTCATAATCTACATCATTTAGCATCCAACTGATTCTAAGCCACATACTTCGATTGAGAGGAAAAGCATCTGGTTGTTCCCAAAGATATGTGTATGTAGTTTTGTCACGAAGCACGAATTTATAGACAGAGTCTTTGACAAATTCGTTCGCAAAAGTTTTTATCTCCTTTTGATTTGACACAAGCTTAGGATCAAAGATTTCCCAATCTTTATATGTAATACCATAGATAATTTGCATCTTTTCTCGCAACTTAGCAAGAACTAATGCTTGATTGATCTTCTTACGTGGCATCTTAACGTTATTAGCAGTCTTCTTGAATACTTTGGCAGCTCCTTTGGCACCTCCCTTAGTAATTGTAGCACCTGAATGTTTTCCGCAAAACTGCGTACCAACTTTGGCTTTGTATCTACAAGGTTGGCCATTTCCGAAAGCTGCCCTACATAATGACATTTATATTGTAAAATGGTGAAAGATAAGAATTCAATTTATTGGTATGGATTTGCTACACATCTACATCCACTGTTACCTGAACCACAAACGCCACTGCAATCAAGAGTTTGGTTTGGTAATACGGCACAAGGATATTCCGCTTGCTGACAATAATTTTTACTGGTACAACTTTCAACATCTAATATGATGACTTCAGGTGTAGTGTCTCCTACTGCGGGACATGTCTTTATACCCGTCAATGTATTGAATGAACATGCTCCCACAGGACATACATTATTAACAGGTTGAGGATTGCTTTCAGAAAGCATACTATATATAATCCATGCGAATACAGCAACTATGATGATAAAGGTCAGTGTGTAAACATATATTCTTGTACGATCAACTTCGTATTTAACAGTATGATTCTGTTTCTCTAGATTCTTAACTTGAGGAGGCTTATCGTGTCTCAAGCTCATTTATGAACTCAAATTCATTTCAAAATTTGAGTTCGCTAATTTCAATTTTTTATGATCGAAATCACAAGAATGAAAAAACTCACGGTTTATGATTTTACTCATAGTGGTTTCAGACTCAGAGACAAAGAACTATCCACGCATGAGAATAGTCATGTTCATATCAGAGTATCGTGTAAAAGATTTTGTTTTCCACCTTTGATAGAACTACTTCCTAACGTCAAATACCTTGAGATCTCTTTCTATGACAATAATGAAAGATACGATGTGAGCTCATTCAAAGATATGCCATCATTACAAGAGATTCTCTTCATTGCTGGTGGATATGGTGAGAAAGTGAAGCCAAGACTTCTCAAAACTCGTCTGTTGATTGGAAAAATTCCAAGTGTCACAGTATATGGTAAGAAGTTAACTCTTGAGGATCCTTCTTATCCTTGGCCAAAGATTAGAGATGCTCGTTTTGTACATATCAATAAGATTCATAACCATCCAGGTATGATCGTATGGGATGTTAAGTATACGGAAACAGTAAGAAAAGCTATCAAACTAAGTGAAGAAAATCAAGACACATCTAATATAATCGTACAAAAGGTTGGTAACAAATATTATGTTGTGTACAAATATTTCGAAGGTAATCATGCTGAAGACCTAGAGTTCAAGGAGATCACTGAAGAAAAGTTCTGTCGCATCATGTTCAATTTCAAACGTTATTCGCGATATGGAAGACTCAATGAGATTCCATGTGACACTGATGGACTCTGGATCAATGATGGTGAAGATGTTTATGCTGTTAGACGTTGGACTTCAAGAGGAGGCTGCAACATTGATGAGATTGAGAAGACTGATTCGATTCTTGGAGTGAAGAAGATCATTGTCAACGCTATAACATCATATCCTTATGTCAACTTTTGGTATGGACAACAATATGAGATCTTCAAGAATGACGAGCTTCTGATTAGATTCGGAACTAAAGACTTGTTGTCTCCAATCAAGTTCACATTAGAAGCGAGAGATAAGACATATCATCATATGATAGATATTGAAGGAGTTGAAGACGAAGAAGAGCAGTCTTTGTATGATCTTGTCACTGACGAGGTGTTTGGGTTTAGGACTGACAAAGATAACACAGATATTCGAGATGCATTAGATCTTATTAGAATGAAGTTTCCATGTGATAAGGAATTCTTTTCATTGATTGTAGAAATCGACTACGGATTCTTAGATTTGAAATAAATAAATGCAAGTTCACATTCTGATTGATAATGGAAGCTATGAATTTATTTCTCTTTTTCGCAGTAAGAAAGCATTGTTCAAAAGTTATCTTTCGAACATGAAAAGTGATGAAGATACCGCTTATTTTGATGCTACATTGGAAAGACTGAGAACAGGCAAATCTGATATTGGTGAAGAAAGTAAAACTGAGTTAATCAGAGCGTTTGAAAGCAAGCCTTATGATATAAACTTGATTGACATACATGAATATCTTCAAGAGCATGATGCCGATAAAGATTACTTCAGTAGAATATTGCCTAATTGAATATTTTGTTCCATTCTTATGGAACAAAAGCACAAGAATGTCTTCTCAAGCATTGATGATTTCAGCATGAATAAATTCACTTCACAATAGAGATCTTACCCAATTCTATTGTTACCAATTTGATGTTGAATCCCATTTCTAAACTTTCATCAAACATAGCACGTACTAAATCAATTAGATAATATTGATCAATCTGGGTTTTAAGATGTTTGTATGTATCTGCTAATTTTGTGCGTTCTACATCTTCGATTACATCATGCCAAATTTCATTGAGCTCTCTAATGGTTTTAAGAGCTGCTTCAGCTGTTTCTTTTGTTGAATAAGGTATGACAAAAGTTCCTCCATCATTTGTACCCATACCACCATATAATTCACCTAAAAGCGCATAAGATTGAACTCCTTGCATTTCTTTCATTGTGAAATGATTTATTGTTTGTCAGTTCGATATAAGTCGCTCATATTGAGCGATTTAAGCTTAGGTTTACTTAATCTTGCGTTCGGTCTTCTTGAGGCACCAGGTACCGTTAGTTCCGCAGACATAGTCAGCGAGCTTTCCTCCCTCGTTACCATTGAGGACATGTCGGACCTTAGAGACACTCATGGAGGTGTCCATAGCGATCTCGGTCACATGGACCTTGCCACGATCTGCAAGGACACCATAGACAATGTTCTCATCCTCTGTGAAAGAGAGAAAGACTTCGTCTGGAATGGTGATGGGCTCCTTGATGGCCTTACCATCATCTCCAACAACATTCCAAGTAGGCTTCTTCTTAGACATCTGTGTTTTTGATCTGTGTTTTTGATCTGTTCTTTTGTTTTAAATTATGAAAATTTTAAAGGTCAATTTCTAACAAAAGCTTTGTTAACATTCTTAATACTTTTCCTGTAAATACCCTCAATTACAAATATAATTAACATCAACAAAATTATCAATGTTATGATATCTGTCATTTACTATATAGACAAACGACAATACAATTTTAATCAAAACTGAACTAAAAATGGACGCTCCAAAGAAATTTGAACTCAATGAGCGACATGTCGAAGCTTTTATCAGAGCCGCACCACGAGATGTTCTCTTAAGACTCAAGAATGTAATGGATAGCAAGCTTGAGCTTTCAGGTGATGAAGAAAAGAAGCGTGGTGTCATGGCTGCCATGTTGGAAAACTCCAAGAGAACTCAAGGATCTGATGTGTTCAATAGTGCACCAATGCCTGATTCTCCAATCGAGATTCCACCCATCGAGGTCGATAATGTTCGAGCTCGCTTGATAAACATGGCTGCTACTCAACAAACATCAACTTCGAGTATTGATGACATGCATAAGCAATTAGATATGATGGCAAACATTAGTGATGATGTCTTGGATGATACAGTGGATGTGATGTATATCATGACTGATCAATACAATGATGGACTTGTTTCAATCCAAGATCTGGTTTTTCAAGACAAGATCGAAAAGAAGCGCGCCGAATGTGCAGGACTTGGCATGTATTTTCCCTATGGATTCGGACAACAAAAGAATCTTCTTAAGATTAAGAATTTCAGACGCCCTGTAAGGAACGAAATCTTACGTCTAAATTTGACATTTAGGCGCTGGAGCAGCAACGGAAAGCAAGGTTTCAGTTGTTATACAAAAGACAAGTAAGAAAAACTTCCTAACTGATTTCAGCAAATTACTTTTCATCTCTTAAAAGAGATAAAAAGTTACGATACCTAACAATGGATGAACTAAGGAAACACGCTTATGCTTTAGGTAATGACGTTGAAGTACGATTAATGGATTGGGATTCAAAAGGACAAATGTATGAATTACAGACTAAAGGTTTTGTTTTATCACAAGTACAAGAACCCTTCGGATACAATATTCAATTATCTGAACATATATCATTCGTTGGATCATTTCCTGCACCCATATTTTCGCCTAAAGCACAACGTCCTGCAGTTGAAACATACAAGGTTCGGAAATCGAATGGAGATGTATATGATTTCAATGTCATCTTTTGTAAAGAATTCATGTTGACACATGTATCAAGTGATCTAAGATGTGCACTCTTGGATCTTATTCAAGATCTAATATTTAAGAGGATTCATATCTCATATAGTAAGCCTGATAACATAATCGAATATATCAATGCATATCTTCCAGATGGTAAGGTTAAGACATTATCTGATGACAAACATATTCCGGAAGTATTGATTGGATGTACTGACATAGGACAAAGATTGGCATATAAAGTACCTCATTTCTTCGGATTTACGAAGACAGACACAGTCTATGATGTTTCAAAAAATAAGACACTTCACGAGAAATCCATACATTTCACATCAAACAAACACAGTAACATAGATTTTTGGGATGGTCTAACTTGGACAGATAACAGAGAACAGACAAGAGTCTATCTTCCTCAAGAAGGTAACCTTTTATGTGGAAAAGCATCTCACTTCGTCGCAGGAAAAGCACCATCATTCGACAAATGGTTCAACTGTTCGGAGCAATTCATGAAATTATGTAGATTACTCCAAACATATATACCTAGACAAGACAATGATGCAACACCATATATTGAATCTTTGATCATTCCTATCAATGAGACGAATCATTACATTCCACATGAATACCCTTTGTCACGATATCTATATGCTGCTATCTTCTTGCTTGCAGTTTTGAAGATTAACAAACTACCAGAAGCATGGCATCTTCCTAAGAAACAGAATAACGTTACTGGAATTATGGAACCCTTCGAAGAATGGTGGCCAAAGAAAATCCTCAATCGCTAAATAACAACATACATGTTTTTATTAAAAAACATGTTCTCCGGATGACATTGTTACAGTTGGTGTAAGTATCAGACAGATACTCCAATCTATTTGAATACATCACAATCATAGCAGAGACCGTTACTCCAGAGCGTCTCTTTCTTACACTTAACACAAACATTGTGTTTGTGACAACAAAACAAGAGTTCTTTAGGTTTGTATGAAAGCCAGATTCCTGATCCTTCGGTCTCTATGCCTTTCTTTTTGTTTCGAATCACTTCTTCAAGTCTTGTCTTACCACGCTTGAGATAGGTTAATCATATAGTACATATGTACTATACGAATCGTATGATGAATCATACAATACGTAGATTAGTTGTCACCACCGAACAAGTTGGGTACCTCATCTGCTACCTCATGTTGAGCTTGAGCATCTTCAATAGCAGTTCTTTGACCATCAACACGTGCCATGAGAGAATCAAAGTGCGGCTTAGCATCACTTGAAAGTTGTCCGGTACTACCCATGACACCTTGTTGTGGTTGAGTATTCTTAGGAGGATGGATATCTTGAATGTCAAGTTCCTTCTTGACGATAGTCCAAATAGTAGCAGTTTCCTTTTGGAATGAATGATTAGTAGTAGCAGAAATGCGAAGCTTCTCAACAAGCCATTGCATAGTAGTCTGACCAAGCTCCTCAACCAAGATTTTCATCATCGAACCATCATTGGGAAATGACTCAGTCCATAGCTTACCATCAGAAGTTTTCAAAGACATACGAGATAGTTTTTCGTAGATCTCTTCATCTGAAGGAGTACGATCAACGTAGTTCTCGAGGAATTCATTGAGCCAGAGAAATGCTTCTCCTTGAACATCCAATGCATCATCCTCGTGATTAGCGAAATGCTTAGCGACATGAGTCAAAATCTTAAGAGTATCAATACCTGCTAGAGGACCCTGTGCAGTAACACTGCTACTGCCCTCAGTCGTAATACCCAATGACTTCTTAGAAGGACCTCCGTGATGATAGCATGCAGGAGCACCGTTAGCATCGACACCCAAAGCCTTAACGGAACAAGGCTTGTTATCCTTCTTCACGTGCGAACACTTCTTCTCGCCACTGGCTTGAGATCCTCCAGAAGCACTAGAAGAGGCAGCAGATGATGTTCCACCTCCGTGAGACATGCAATATCGGGATCCGTCCTTCGCCCAACGACTGCAGCTCGTTCCCTTCTTGGTCTGAGCACCACACTTAACCTTTCCTTGGACTACTGACTGTGGTGGCTTGATGTTGGGCTGATCAACTGCAGGTGCCTCCTGTTTGGGAGGAGGAGTGGTCTTTGCAGCAGTTGGAACCGCTGCGGGCACATTCGCTGTGGCCATCTTGGCATGCTGTTTGCAGGTTGTTCCAACAGTAGCATTGCGCGAGCATTGCGCTCCAGCTTGAGTTTTCGCAGAACAGATCTTGGTAGACATCTTCGTCTTTTTGTATATGTAATTCTGCAATTTTTACTACTCGATAAGAGATAAGTATTCATGTAGCAAAGAAATCGAAAATACAAATGCAGAAATTAATGCCTAAACTAACGATGAATAGCTCACTTGAGAAACTCAATGCGGAACAACTTAAAGCACTCGAATTAATCATCAAGGGTGAAAATGTGTTTTTAACAGGTCAAGCTGGAACAGGCAAGAGCTATATTCTATCAGTCGTTAAGACTGAACTTAGAAAAGCAGGAAAGGATGTCGCTATTACATCAACAACTGGATGTTCTGGACTTATTATAGGCGGCACAACTATTCATAGATGGGCTGGTATTAAGAGGGGTGAGCTTGATTTTCACGAACTCTTGGCAAGAGTTCGCAAAAACAGTTTTGCTCGAAAGAATTGGAAGTTAGTCAATACTCTCATCATAGATGAAATATCAATGATGCCTCCAGATCTTTTTGATAAGCTTGAATGGATAGCGCGTCAAATGAGAAATGATGCCAGACCTTTTGGAGGTATTCAAATTATAATATCGGGGGATTTTTGCCAATTGCCACCTGTGAAGACTGACGTTTTTTGCTTCAAGGCGCGCTCTTGGAACACTTGTATTCAAAGCAATACGATCTATTTTAAGCAAAACATGAGACAGAGTGATCGAGAATTCCAACAATTATTGTCTGAAATCAGAACTGGAGAAGTGACAGATATGACAAAAGCCATTCTTATGTCAAGAATCGACTTCAAGGTTGAGAAGGATGGAATACAGCCAACTAAGCTTTATTCGAGACGTGATGATGTTGATGATCTCAACGAGTTAGAGATTCGCAAACTGATCTCTGCAGAAAATAATGTGCGTCGATATGGATGCAAAGATATCTTTGATCCTCCTATTGAGAATATAAAGACTAGGAACATGTTTACAGCTATTGTTGATCGAGATTGCCAAGCACGAAAGATTCTTGATGTTGCAATAGGAGCTCAAGTTATGCTCGTTATCAATCTTGATATAGATGCGGGATTGGTCAATGGATCTCGAGGTATTGTAGTAAGATTCGAAGAACAACGACCCGTAGTGAAGTTCATGAATGGTATAGAGTTAATCATCAAAGCACATGTTTGGGAGTTCGACATTGGCGAAGGTATCAAAATTAGTAGGATACAAATACCACTTATCCTCAGCTGGGCAATAACTATTCATAAATGTCAAGGATCTACATTAGATTGTGTTGAGATAGATCTCGGTGAAACTATTTTCGACTTTGGGCAGTTCTATACAGCATTGTCTCGAGTGAAGACATTAGATGGCCTTTCTATTACTGCATTGGATTTTAAGAAGGTTATGGCACATCCTGATGTTAAGAGTTATTATGACGATCTTTTTGTTTTTGCAAACTAAACAAATCATATGAGACAATTCAAAAGTAAGAATGGACATAGTTTGAAATCACCACCGAAGAGTTGCTATCCTTATGATCCAAGAGCACATCACGAAGAACATCATGATTGTACATGTCCTCCAGGTCCTCAAGGTATACAAGGTCCTCCTGGACCTCCAGGAGCAACAGGTCCTCAAGGTCCTCCCGGAACTGGTAATGGAGGATCATCTGATTGTATTACAAGTACCGATACCCTCAATACTGTGTGTCTAGGTTCTGGAGAAGCTCCAGAATTCATTGTAACATTTGGAAGTGGAAGTCCTTTTGCA